CGACCAAGGCGCGTCCTTCACGGCCCCGGTGCTCGCCCAGAGCGGAGACGTTCGGCTCTACCAAGGCGCGTCCTTCACGGCCCCGGTGCTCGGGATTCAGGACGGAACCAAGTTCACCAAACACGCATAACCGCGATGAATATCCATCCGATAATCTTCGTCGCGTTCTGTCTCGCCGTCTCGGGCGCTACTTTGGCATGGGCCATCAGTTACGCAAAACTCGTCATGATTCCAAAAGCGACCATGGCCGCCCGGAAGAGTGCCGTGGAAGCCATGAAAGCCGAGGTGTTCCGCACGGCGAAGAAATACGTCGGGAATCCCGATGCAATGATCATGGCGGTCTGTGAAGGCGGGCCGCTCGACGGGATCGTGTTTTTCCAAAGCGTGAACGCCGATTTGGCCGTGTGGCGGCGCGGTCCGGAAGTCGTCGCCACCTATGCGATGAGCTTCCGGAGTTCCCCGAAAACCGGCCATTGGGTTTTCAAACACATCCCCCACCCGGCCCGCTGAACCCTCTCCCCAATAAATCGTTAGCCCCAAGAATATACCAATGAAAACCACTCCAACGGCCTTGGCCGAAACCACCCCGACCAACATGTTCGACGACATGATCCGCAAACACCGAAAAGGCGTGGCGGCGACTGAGGCGAGCAAGCTCCTACTCGAAGCGATCACCGCCACCCGGGACACCGGGGCGAAGTCCGAAATGACTCTCAAAGTCATTCTCAAAAGCGGCACTGACAACCAAATGCTGATCGACATCCAAGTCACCTCGAAGCTGCCCAAGGCGAAACTGCCGAGCGGCCTGTTCTGGGTGGATGACGACAACAAACTTCACACCAGCGATCCGAACCAACGGGAACTGAATCTCCGGGAAGTCGAGCGGCCCGCCGCCGCCGATTTGCGCGAAGCAACCGGCTCCTGATTTCAATCCGAACTCTCCGCTAACAAACGCACCAACAATGAAAAACGACATCGATACCGCCGATTTAGGCAATGATCCCCTCGCGGCCTTTGAGGCCGGAATGAAATCACAGATACCCGTGGAAGTGATTCCCGGGATTCTGATCCACCACCGCGATCTTGTCATTTCCGACCAGTCAGCGAAGCGCCTGGCAGAAGCGAAACGCTCGGAAGCCGGACCGATCAATCCGGCCGGAACCATCACTCTCCACACCATGGAGAGTTTCACGAAAGCGTTGCTCGACCGTTCCACACCCCGGACCAAGACCTTTGCGGACAGCGAAGCGTGGGTGATCACCAGCGTTTTCGATTTCCTCACCAATGAGTCACCGAACGCCACGGTTGGAACCGGATGGGGCCAACTCCGGGCGGATCTCCATTTCAAGGAAAGCCGCAAGTTGACGGAATGGCGCAAAACGCTGGATTGGATGAGTCAGGCGGATTTCGCCAACTTCCTAGAAGATCACCTTGAAGACGTGGTGACACCGGAAGGGCAGGATTTGCTCGGACTTGTGACGGATCTGGAAGCGAGCCTTGACGGCAGTTTCAAGGGCAAGATGAACCTGAGCAACGGCGCGGTGAAGCTGGCCTATCAGAGCGACGTGGAAACATCCGTTGAGGTTCCAAAGACCCTCACCCTCGGGATTCCGCTGTTCGAGCACGGCGAGCGTTACAAGCTGACGGTCCGCCTCCGCTTCAACATTACCGGCCAAGGCGTACGCTTCAAGCTGCTCTTCACGAACCTCGACGACTCCAAGGAAAAGGAGTTCGAGCGCGTGGCACAGGAAATCGAAGAGAAGACTTCCGCCGTGATCTACCGCGGCAAGCTCTCCCTCCCCTGGTAACGATCTAACCGCGCCGGGCATCCGGAAACATGAATCGCCCCACCCTCGCAAGGGGGTGGGGTTTTCGGGGCAAAACCATGAAGGATCTGAACGAAAGTGTGGGGAGATACCGTGTGACCCGCGGCGAAATGGCGACCACTGCCGAGCTTGGCAATTACGGTGCTTTCCGTGTGCCGCTGGCTGGAAAGGCCGTGGCGATAATCATCGCGAACGATGGCGAGGAATGCGGATGGGAACATGTGTCCGTTCACGTCCGCTATGCCGACCGAAACGGCAAGATGCACATGAGAACCCCGACATGGAATGAAATGTGCGCGATCAAGGGCCTGTTCTTCGAAGCCGAATAAACCGTGATCCAGTTCCACCCGCCGGCTTCCTCATACGTCAACCGGCATCCGCATTGTTTGCACCTGTGGCGGCCCGAAACCGTGGCGATTCCACTTCCACCCATCGAATTCGTATGAAGGTGAAACCGATCATCGCCGACCCGATGCGGCTTTACGAACTCGGACTGCGGAACCTGATGGACATGGCGATTCTCGTTTACATCGGCCGATGCGGAATCATCGGAGCCAAACGCAAGGCCATCGCGGAGGAAATGAAGGTACACTATCACACGGCGTTTTCCGGAGTGGATCGGCTTATTGACCTTGGATTGGTGACCAGCATTTCCCGCGATCACCGGCCGGGCTCGCCTCACAACTTCGTTTGCACGCTGCGCGGCTGGGATCTTCTGACCAAGCCGGCCGATTTCTCGATGTTTCCCCATTCACAACTCGCCCTTGAAAACCATGCCCGCAAAAAAAGCCGCAACACGACGCCCGAGAATCAAACGCCCGCCGCCCATCCTCCCGGAATCGAATTGGGAAGCCGGAGCGATGACGATCGTTCTCCGGATGCCGCCGCGGATCCTGACACCGAACGGAAGGCCGAAGCATTGGGCCGCGAAACACCGGGCGACGAAACAGGCTCGGGCACAGGCGAAGTTGAACACGCTGAAAGCGCTGTGCGGGGCGAAGGCCCCGAAGCCGCGGGAATACTCGTTGCGGTATCATTGGCCGACGAAGCGCCGGCTGGATGACGACAACGCGATTGCCAGCGTGAAAGCCTACATGGACGGGATTTGTGAAGCGCTGCGCATCGATGACGCCTCCCTGAAATTCCGCGAACTGATCCATGCCGCCGACAAGGCCAAACCACGACTTGAAATCATTCTCCACATCGACCCATGAAAACACATATTCTGATAGACATTGAAGCCCTTGGAACGCGGCCCGGCTCCGCGATCTTCGAACTCGGGGCCGTCGCCTTTTTTCCGGAATCCGGGACCATCGGCGAAACCTTCGAAGCGATGATTGAACCGCAAGCGCCATTCACCGCGGATCTTGAAACGCTGGAATGGCACAGCAAAAAGGGCACCTGGCCGCGGCCGTTCGCGGAGGGCTCCCATTCCATCGGTTCCGCCTTGGCGGAGTTCGAGGGCTGGATTCGCCAGCGTGGCGAAGTGGCAGCGTTCTGGGCATGGGGGGCGACCTACGATTTCCCATTGCTGGCGGCGGCTTATGACTTTACCGGCTTCGCGTCCCCGTGGCGCTACTATGAAAGCCGCTGCGCCCGCACGGTGTGGCAACTGGCCTTTGGTGACCGTCGGCACGGGCCGCGCCCTCACCGGGCCGTCGAGGACGCCGCCTATGCCGCCGCGGATCTGATGGAGGCAATAAAAATTCTCCGGGGCGATTACGAATCCGCCACCGTTCGCGCTCATGAAGACGGAACGATTGAGTTGGTGAACGTGCCTTTCGTTTCCCTGATTGCCGACGAAATGCTTCGAACGCTTGTTGCGGGTTCGAATGCCGCCGTTCTCGCTGCCAAAGAAAGGGGGGCAGCATGAAGGGCTTCATCGTAATCGAAAAGGCGGAGGATTTCGAGCAACCGCTCGGGCTCGAACACGGTAAGAACATCCCGGCCGGTGGCTTGCTTGTGTGGACTGATGGGGCTCGGGCTGTATTCCCTGACAGGAAATCAGCCCGCGAGGCCATCAACCGGACGGATCACTATCAGAAAGCGTTCGACTCCACCGACTATCCGGTTGCCATTTTTTGCAAAATCGTTCCCGTCGTCATGGTGGGTGGAAAGGCGGACGCATGAGTGAAAACTCTTCGATTGAGTGGACGAATCACACCTTCAATCCCGTGCGCGGATGCACCAAGGTTTCCCCTGGTTGCGTGAATTGCTACGCGGCCCGCGATGCCGTGAGATTTCCTAACATCCGGGGAATCTGGGGCGACAAGGGAACTCGCATCGTCGCTGTGCCAGACGCATGGAAAGCGCCGCTCAAATGGCACAAGAAAGCGCTCAAAGAGTCGCCAGCGACCCGCCCGCGGGTGTTCTGTGCCAGCCTCGCCGACGTGTTCGAGGACTGGAAAGGCATTCTCCATTTTCCGACCCCATACGCGGCGGACGGGCTTTGTGTCGCCCGCTGGGACGGCAAGCAACTTGTCCGGGAGATTGAACCGAACGACCTTCCGACCGCATGCATGGATCATGTGAGAGTCGAGCTTTTCGACCTGATCCGGCAAACCTCGCAACTCGACTGGTTGCTCTTGACCAAACGGCCCGAAAACGTGGTCCCGATGATTGAACGGGTTATTCGCATGGTTGAACCCGATCCGAGTTTTGATCCGCTTCGCGATTGGCTGGCGGATTGGGCATTGCTCCGCAAAGCGCCGGACAATGCTTGGATCGGAACCACGGTCGAGGATCAGGCCCGCGCCGTGGAGCGGGTTCCGATCTTGATCGATATTCCGGCAAAGGTCCGATTCCTATCATGCGAGCCGTTGCTTGATGCGGTGGATCTTCGCCATATCCACGACGCCGACGGGAACACCCTCGACGCTCTCACTGGCGATTGGGGCGTTGAAGGTCGAGGCCACACAGGACCTTCGAAACGCCGGGTTGATTGGGTGATCGCTGGCGGCGAAAGCGGCCCGGCAGCGCGGCCGATGCATCCGGCATGGGCAAAGAGTCTCCGGGACCAATGCCAAGCCGCTTGCGTGCCGTTTCTGTTCAAGCAGTGGGGCGAACACGTTGCCATTGCATGCCCTGATGCGACTTGGAAAGACGGCACCCCGGTTTGTCCTGACTTGGAACCCGTGATTTATCAGAAAGTCGGCAAAAAAGCCGCCGGGCGAATCTTGGAAGGTCGAGAGTGGAACGAGTTTCCCATGGGAAAGGAGGGCGCATGAATACGGACATGCTGAATGAAGCCCGCCGTGGCATTTCCGATGTTGTCGAGGAAACCGGCACTGTTTGCTTGCACCTCCGCGAAGCGATGGATTTCGCTGAAAATGGAAGCATCGGAAACGCTGTCGCCAGCGTCGAGGACGCACAGGATGCGATTGATAACACGGTCCGGGAACTGATGAAGATCCGCGACAAGGCGGGCCGCTGGGCTGTCTGGGCAGAGGGAAAGGAGAAAGCCGATGCGTAACATGTCGTTTTCCCTCACGACGGCACAGTTCCTTGCCGGCTCGAAAGACGTCACCCGTCGGCTTGGCTGGCTTTTCCTGAAACCCGGCGACCTGGTGATGGGTTGTGAAAAGTGCATGGGCCTGAAACCCGGTGAAAACATCGTGCGGCTTGGCATCGTGGAAATTCTCGACGTCCGAAGGGAACCGCTCAACCGGATGACGGCCGATGCCGAATACGGACGGGCCGAAGCGATCCGGGAAGGATTCCCCGACATGACCGGCGGGCAGTTCGTTGAAATGTTCTGTTCACACATGGCCGCCAAGCCTGAAACGCTGGTGACCCGGATTGAATTCCGCCGCGTGGAAGGGGGGGCGGTTTGAAATATCAGATTGCCGACCTTTTCTGTGGGGCGGGTGGAACATCCGCCGGAGCCGTCGAGGCCGTCGCCGCTCTTGGCCGCCGCCCGCTGGTGACAGCGATCAATCATTGGCCTGTGGCGATCGCGACCCACACGGTGAACCATCCTGAATCCCGCCACCTTTGCACCGGAGTTGATTCGGTGAATCCGCGGGAGCTTTTCAGCGAAGGGGAGCTTGATCTTCTTTGGGCATCCCCTGAATGCACGCATCACAGCATCGCCCGCGGTGGAAAGCCGATCAATGATCAGAGCCGGGCGACGGCGTGGTGTGTGGTACGATGGGCGGAAGCGCTCCGGCCGCCCGTGATCCTGATTGAGAACGTCCCGGAGTTTCAGACATGGGGGCCGATCGGTTCGAATGGGAAGCCGCTCGCCTCGAAAAAAGGCGAGACGTTTCAAGCCTGGCTGAACGCGCTTCGCTCGCTGGGATACAAGGTCGATCACCGGATGCTTTGTGCGGCCGACTACGGCGACCCGACGACGCGGACCCGTTTGTTCGTTCAAGCCGTGCGCGGCCGGCGGAAGATCGTTTGGCCGCATGCCACGCACTCGAAGGACGTCGATCTAATGTCCCCGAGACGATGGACACCGGCCCGCGAAATCATCGATTGGAGCTTGCCGGCCGGATCGATCTTCGAACGGAAAAAACCGCTCTCGCCGAAAACCATGGCGAGGATCGACGCCGGCTTGAAGAAATTCGGCTTGAAAGGATTCATCGTGGCTTGGGATCACACGTCCGGCGGCTCGGGGAGCGGAATCGCTTCCGTCGAGTCGCCGCTCTCGACAGTGGTCACCAAGGCCCGCCATGGCATCGCGGAGCCGTTTCTAATCGGGCTTCGCGGAACCGGAGCCGATCAAATCAATTCTACGGCGAAGAGCCTCGACAATCCGACTCCGACGGTTACCGCCTCCGGCAAGCACCTTGGGCTTGTATCGCCGTTCCTGATCAAGACCGCCAACGGATCGGGAGAATCGAACGCCTCCCGCGTCAAGTCACTTGACGAACCGATGCCGACGGTGTGCGGCAACCGTGGCGACGTCGCTCTAATCGAACCCTGTTTGCTCGGGCAACAATCATGTTCCGCGCTCCGCCCGATCAGCGAACCGGCTCCGACTGTTTCAACGGCCGGAGCGATCGCCCTTGTCGAACCATTCCTGGTGAGCTTCTACGGCAACGGACAAGCCCATGACATCGGCGAGCCCGCTCCAACGGTGACTTGCAAGGATCGCTTCGGCCTGGTGCGGCCTGTGGTCGAAATCGACGGCAATCGATACCTTTTGGACATCCGATTCAGGATGCTTCAACCGCATGAACTGGCACTTGCGCAAGGGTTTCCCGCTGAATACCGGTTCACTGGCAGCAAGACCGATCAAGTGAAACAGATTGGAAACGCGGTGCCACGGCGGCTTGCAAGGGCCATCGTCGCCGCGGTTGTTTCCCAAAATGAAGACGTCGGCTTTCTGGTGGATGCAGAGGACGCCCGCAACACGGAAAGGGGGGCGGCATGAAGGTTTCCTTTTTCCCTTACCCTCTCCAAATCGGAGCGCTCGAATCGTTTTGCCATCCGGACCCATGCCACGTTTACGCGAAGCCTGCCTATCACGACGGGCAGGCGTTGGCCGGGAACGGATTCATCCTGATCCGGGTTTCCCGCGGCCTGTGGATGCCCTCAGACTTCGAAGCTCCGCCCGCCGGCTTCATGACGCGGTTTCAGGCCGCGCCTTGGAAAGCCCTCGACCCTGAATCCCCGGAATGGCGCTCGCTCGACGAAATCAAGGGCGATCTGTTCCGCTTTGGACAGAAAGGCGCATGGCTAAATGAGAAGTGCGCCCCGTCGCCCGTGTGGCGCGTTGGCGGCTCATTTCTGGCCCGCCAGACCCACTTGCAAATGATAGCCCGGCTTCCGCGATGCGAAATCTTGCTGGGGCAAGGCCCGCTTCATTTCAGGTTCAGCGGCGGCATTGGGATTCTCGCCAATGACCCGAAGTTGAAACTTTCATCCTTTTCGGTTTTCGCGCCGCAGTACTGCCCGCTGAACGGGCATGAAATCAAGCGGTCGAAAACACCTCCGCCGAATTTCGGCAAACCGCCACCGCCAGAGCCAACGCTCGACGATTGGCCGCCTGTGGATGCTTCCGACGATTCCAACATTCAAACTCAAGACTAACCCACCATTTATGATCTGGCTCAACATCGCTGTTTCCGTCGCCCGCTCGCCCCAATACATCGGCAGCGAACCCACCCAAAGGAGCACTTGGTTTTCCCTGATGGCCTATTGTGCCGAACAGGAAAACGGGGGCGTCATCCGAGATTGCCACGAATGGAAGGACCGCCGATGGCAGCAAACGGCCGCTGTGACATTGGAGGAAGTGAACGATCACTGTGACCTTTTCTGGTTCGATGGCGCGGACCTTCACGTTGCGTTCTATCCGGTGAATCGCGAGGCACAGGTTGCCGCCGGAAGGGCTGGCGGATCAAAGGGCGGGAGGCCCCCGAAAAACCCTCAAGAAAAACCCTCCCCGGAACCCTCCGAAAAACCCTCCCCTAAACCCGAAGAGAAGAGAAGAGAAGATATGGAAGGTAAGAGAGAGAGTGAAGATCCTGACACTCTCGCTCGCGACGGATTGGATCCGCTGGTTTCCAAAATCAAATCACTCCGCCCCGCATGGAAATCGCCTGCCGTTCTCACAGCCAAGGAACGGCCGATCTTCGAAGCGAACAGGGAAGTCTTTGCATGCTTCGATGACGATGATTGGGCCATTCAGCGCGAATACCTGGCCGCCCGCTTGCCCGACGGGAACCCCGGCTGGCAACCCCGTAGCCTGATCCAATACCTCGACAACCCGAGCGACGTCATGGGCCATGCCCGAAGCTGGAAGGCCAAGCAAAGGCCAGCCCCGAGCCCACCTAAACCTTTGCCGGAAGCAAGCGAGGAAGACAAAGCCGCTGTCGCGGACTTCCTCAAGAGCGGCGGACTTCTCAAGAGCAAGATCGCATGAATAACCGTTTGAAAGCATTGACTTTCCAGCCCCATGAAGCCCCTGGGTCCTCCCCGGAGGGTGTCTCCCGCAGTCGTCTGTCTCGCGGCATTTCCGTAGCTCCAGCCCTCGCCGGTACGCCACACCTATTCCCATGAGTGCGAAGGCCAAACCATCGACCAAGGCGAAGCCGAAACCGACTCCGGGAGAGCGGAATAAATCCGGCCCGAAACCAGCGTTAGAACCTCTCGGATACACGGTGGCGAGGTTTTCCCAACTTGTGGGATTTGATCGCCACGCGCTGGCGGCCCGGGTCCAAGAAATGGATTTGAAACCGGTTGGCAAAAGCGATGCCCAAGGCGCGGACCTGTATTCGATTAGGGATCTGGTTCGTGCCGTTCTTGGCGGGGACATCGAAGCCGAGAAACTCCGGAAAACACGCGAGGAAGCGGACAGGCTTGCACTCATGAACGCCCGGTCCCGGGGCGAGCTGGTCGAGATTGCGGCCGTGAAAAAGCTCGGGGAAAAGGTGATGATCGCAATCCGAAACCGCATTCTAAACATGCCGCTTACCGATGACGAAAAGGACCGCTGCCTTTTGGATTTGATGGAATTGGAGAAGATTGACTGGAGTCGCGAGGCGTGAACATCGCTTGCCAAGACGTAGCCGGGCATTGGCTGTCGATCTTCACGCCGCCCCCTCGGATGACGGTCACCGAATGGGCGGTGGGTTTCCGTTGGTTGTCGCCGGAGAGCTGTTCCAACCCCGGGCAATACACACTCGAATTCACACCCTACGCGGCGGAGTGGATGGATTCGGTGAATGATCCGGAGGCAACCGGAACGATCCTGATGGTTGCCAGCCAGCTCGGGAAAACCGAGGCCCTCAACAACATCGTCGGATACTTCATCGACATCGAACCCGCCGCGATCCTGATGGTTCAGCCGACCGAGGCTCTAGCGGAAGCGTGGTCGAAAGAGCGGCTTGATCCCATGATTCGGGACACCCCCGTCTTGCGTGAAAAAGTCGCCGAGTCGAAAACCCGAGATAGCGGAAACACCATTCTTTACAAAAGCTACCCTGGCGGAAATATCGCCATGGCCGGCGCGAACGCGCCCTCGGGCTTGGCCGGACGCCCGCGGCGCGTGGTCTTGCTCGACGAAGAAGATCGGTTTCCAGCGTCCGCCGGCAAGGAAGGCGACCCCGCTTCCCTCGCCATCCGCCGGACGGAAACCTATTGGAATGCCGTCGTTTTCGAGACATCGACTCCGACGATCAAGGGGCTATCGCGAATCGAGGCCCGGTTCGAGCAAAGCGATCAGCGCCGATGGATGTGCCCATGCCCTAACTGTGGACATCATCAATCCCTCAAATGGTCACAAGTCCGGTGGGTTGCCGACGACGGTTCCGATGCCTGGTATGTCTGCGAAAATGCCGCCTGCCCATCCCCATCATTGGATGATGAACAGCGCCGGAAGATGGTCCGCGCTGGAAAATGGATCGCGGATTTCCCAACCCGAACGCTCCGCGGCTATCACCTCAACGGCATCGCCTCGCTTTTCCGACACAAGAAGGGATATAAAAACCGGCTCCATCAGATGGTTGCCGAGCATTTGTCCGCGAAGAAAAAGGGAGCGGAATCACTGCGGACTTGGGTGAATACCTTCCTCGCGGAAACGTGGGAAGAGGAAGGCGAAAGCCTCGCGTGGGAACCGCTGATGCAGCGTCGGGAAAATTGGGGCGAGTTCCCGGCCGGTGGGTTCATCGTCACGGCCGGCGCGGACATCCACCCCGACCGTGTGGAACTTGAACTCGTCGCATGGGGCGCGGACGAAGAAAGCTGGTCGCTCGATTACGTCGTGATCATGGGGGATTTCAATCGCCCCGAGATTCAGGCCGAAGTGGACAAGCAACTTCAACGCACCTGGCAGCATCCTTGCGGCGTGCAAATGCGGGTCACCGCGGCGTTCCTCGACTCCGGAAACAAGCCGAAGAGCATCTACGAATTCACGAAGAAGCGGGAGCGGCTGAAAATCTTCTCTGCAAAAGGCCGCGGCGGGGCCGGGATTCCCATCATCAGCCGCCCGACCAGACAGGGGAAAGTGAGGGCGGCGCTCTTCACCGTCGGAACGGACACCTCGAAAGACATCATCTATTCGCGTCTCCAGAACGCGGACCTCGGGCCGGGCTACATGCATTTCCCGAGTGACCGGGACGAAACTTGGTTCCGCCAGTTGACGGCGGAAACAAAGGTGACCCGGTACAAGGACGGAGTTCCGTATTCCAAATTCGAGAACCCGAGCAAGGCCCGGAACGAAGCGCTCGACTGTCGGGTTTACGCGCTCGGAGCGCTCCAACTTCTGAACATCAACTGGAAGAAACTTGCCGGACACTTCAAGGTAATTGCTCCCGAGGCCGCATCCGGCGAGGAACCGCCAGCCGCGGAATCGAAAGAAAAGAAGAAACGGCCGCCCCGCCGCGGTGGCGGCTGGGTGAATAGCTGGTGACTTTGACAAACGGCACCGGTCACCTATGCACTACAAAAACGGCAGGCCGGCGAACCCCGGCGACAAGATTGTTCATCTCCCCACCGGTCAATCGGGCATTCTGCACAGTCCGAACGCGCAGTCGAATACCTGCAACGCGAGGCTTGCCGAAATCAAGCAAACCGATCCGTGGATCACCGTCGGCGAGTGTCTCCACATCGACGACATCGCCGCCGCTTCCATCCCCGATGCATCGGCCGTTCAGACGGTTGACAGCCCGCCGGCGGAGTGACCAACGAAGAACGCCTGGTATCCGTGCAAGCTCTCATCGCCGCGCTTGACGCGTCGATTCTCAAACTGGCCAGCAAAACGAACCAGAGCGTTTCTTTCGGGGATCAAACCTACTCCCTCGCCGACATCGGCAAGCTCGACGCCCTCCGCGACAAATACCGAAACGAGGAAAAGTCCCTCGAAAGCCGACTCTCCGGAGGCACCAAACGCCGCACCATCAAGATCGGATTCCCATCATGCTGAACCGTTTCCGGAACTTCTTTCGCCGTACGGTCGCCAGCAAGGGCGAGCGCAGTTTCACCGCTGCCAATAACAGCCGCCTGACGCTGGATTGGATCACTTCCCCTCTCTCTGCGGACGCCGCCATGCGTGGAAGTCTCGGAGCCATCCGCAGTCGAACCCGCGACTTGGAACGGAATAACGAATGGTGGCGGGGTTTCCTGCGGACCTTGGAAAACAACGTCATTGGTGAAATGGGCATCGCCCTGCAACTGCGGGTGAAAGATCCCGGTACCGGCAAGCTCGACGAAGTGGCAAACGACAAGATTGAAACCGCGTGGTGGCAATGGGGGCGCAAGGGTAAATGCACCCTATGCAAGCGCCACACATGGCGGGACTTTCAACGGATCGTCATTCGGGCCATCGCCCGCGATGGCGAAATCGTCATTCGCAAAGTCCGCACTCCGCAGGGGCTTCGACTCCAAATCATCGAAGCCGACATCCTCGATACCGATGCCAACTTCATTGCATCCAATGGCAACGAAGTCCGCTTCGGAGTGGAGACCAACGCCGACGGCGCGGTCGTCGCCTACCACTTGCTTGGTCGCCATCCCGGCGATTCCGATTTCAACTCCCGGCAGAATTCCAAGGTGGTCGTCACCGCTGCCGACATCATACATATGTTCCTGACCGAGCGCCCCGGCCAAAGCCGAGGACTACCCTGGCTGGTTGCCTCCATGCAAGGGCTGAAAATGCTCGACGGCTATGCGGAAGCCGAGCTGGTCGCCGCCCGCACCGGGGCCGCCAAGATGGGTTTCTTTACCAAGAAAACGCCCGAGGGATGGGACGGCGAGGTTGACGGAGACGGAAACCTGTCCATGGACGCCAGCCCTGGCACCATCGAAGAGCTTCCGCAAGGCGTCGAATTCAAGGAATGGTCAACCGATCACCCGAATTCCGGTTATGGTGACTTCGTGAAATCTCGCCTCCGCGGTGTGGCGACATCCCTCGGGATTTCCTACAACAGCCTCGCCAGCGATCTTGAAGGGGTGAACTATTCCAGCATCCGGGCCGGTTTGTTGGAAGAACGCGATGTATGGAAAGCCCTCCAACGATTTTTGATTGAGCACCTTTGCGAGAACGTGTTCGAGGAATGGCTTCAACTCGAACTGCTATCCGGCCGCCTCGGACTCCCGTTTGAAAAAATGTGGAAGTTCAACGTCCCGGAATTCCAAGGCCGGCGGTGGGCATGGGTTGACCCGAAGAAAGACATGGAAGCCAACATTCTCGGGATTCGTTCCGGTCAAACCTCACTCCGCAAGGTGATCGCGGAAGCCGGCGGCGACATCTACGACGTTCTCACCTCGCAGAAAGCCGACGCTGAACTTGCCGACTCGCTCGGTGTCAGCCTTCCCGAGCTCACGGACGCACCCAAGCCCGCCCCCGTCGTGGCGGAGATTGACACCTCAGCTTGATCCGTGAAGCCGAAGCTCAATCCCTTTCTAGCAACCGCTTTCGCGGCAGCGCTGATGACCCGGGATGCGCCGGCTCCCGATGAGAACACGCGCTTTCTCACGTTCGAACTCGACCGCGCCGGCATCGATAAGGCCGCTCGAACTGTTGCCCTTTCCTTTTCCTCAGAGACCCCCGTCGAGCGGTGGTTCGGATCTGAAATTCTAGACCACACCCCGAGCGCCGTTCGGTTAGGCCGACTCAACAATGGCGGCGCTCTCCTGATGGATCATGACCGATCCGACCAAATCGGAGTCGTGGAATCCGCCACCATCGGCAAGGACAAAAAAGGTCGGGCCGTGGTCCGATTCGGCAAGTCCGCCCGAGCCGAAGAAATTTTCCAAGATGTGTTGGACGGAATCCGCCGATTGGTCTCGGTCGGGTACCGCATCCACAAGACGGAAACCACACAGGAAAGCGGCGGAGTGGAATCCGTTCGCGTCACTGATTGGGAGCCGTTCGAAATCAGCATCGTTTCCATTCCTGCCGACGATTCCGTGGGAGTCGGCCGGGGTGCTACTGGTCCCGCGAACCCTAACACAAATTCTCCAAATACGTCCATGAACCGTGAACAAATCATCGCCGCGCTTCGCGCCGCCAACGTCGCTTTCCGCGACGACATGACCGACGACCAACTCCGCGCCCTGCTTCCTGCCGGTCCCGGTAGCCAAGCCGCCCCTGTGGTGGTCCCGCCCGCGGGCCAACGCGCCGCCGAAACCGCTCCCCACATCCCAGGCCAAAGCCTGACCGTGGTTCGCGAGGCCCCGCCCGCACTCACGCAAGAGGATCTGAATCGCAGCATCGCCGCGGAGCGAACCCGCGTTTCCACCATCGGAGCCATCGCCGCCCAAGCCCGCAATCAGGGAATCACCGTCGATGACAATGCCGCCGTTCGCGATGGCATGAGCGCCGATCAATTCCGCGCCCAAGTTTACGACTCCCTGATCGGTCGCCAAGCGAGCTTCACGCCCGGCACTCCAAGCCGCACTGAATCCCGCGATCTCGACCGCTTCTCCATGGGCCGCGGCATTCAGTTGGCCGCCGCTGGTCGCCAGCTCGACGGTATCGAGCGTGAAATGCACGATGAGGCCATTCGCGAAGCCCGTGAATTCGGCTTGGTCCTGACCGGCCAATTCCACGTCCCGATGATGGCGCTCCAACACGGCCGCCGTGACATGACCGCTACCGGAACGACTTCCGTCACTGGCGACCAAGGCGGGAATACCATCCTGACCACGTTCGGTCCGTTCATCGAACTGCTCTACAACAAGCTCGTTCTCCGCGGGCTTGGAACGCAGTTCATCACCAACCTTCAAGGGAATTTTTCCCTTCCGAAGTTGGCGACCGGAACGGCCCCTGCGAAGGCCGCGGAAAACGCCGCGCTCGGAGAATCCAGCCCGACTTCCAACCTGGTGAACTTCTCACCAAAACGCGCCGGCCGGTTCGTGGAATACTCGAAGCAACTCGTCATGCAGTCTGCCTTGTCTTGGGAGCCGATCCTCCGCAATGACCTGAGCACCATGCTTGCCGTCTGCATGGAGACCGCCGCCATCAACGGCGGAGGCACCAATGAACCAACCGGAATCCTCGGAACTTCGGGCATCGGCAGCGTTGCCGGCGGAACCAACGGCTTGGCGCTTACCCGAGCCAATGCGATCAAGCTCAAGACGGCCGTTGCAACCGCAAACGCGGATGTGGGAACCCTCGGATTCCTTACCAACGCGGCCGTGCGCGGCAAGGCTCAGGAAACCGCTATCGATGCGGGCTCCGGACTCTTCCTGTGGAAAGAGGATCGCGACGATTGGTTCATGGGCTACAACGCAGGTGTCACCAACTGCGTTCCGAGCACTCTTACCAAGGGCTCCGCTTCCGGTGTTTGCTCCGCGATGATCTTCGGAAACTTCGCGGATTCCGTCCTCGCCCAATGGGGCGGCATCGACTTCACGGTGAACCCTTACATCAAGGACACCGAGGGTCTGATCCGCATCACTGGCGATTGCTTCTATGACTTCGGCATCCGTCGCGCCGCGTCGTTCGCCGCAATTCAAGACCTTCTCACCACGTAATCTTCGGATTGCCGGTGAATCATGCGGGGCGGTGGTTATGGGTTTCCGCCGCCCCGCATCTTCTAACCAAACCCTTTTCGCTCATCATGAAAAATTTGAAAATCACTCAAGATTGCGCCGTCAAAGGCGAACACACACCAGCGGGGACCATCCTCGAAAACGTCGATAACCAACTCGCCGCCGATCTGATCGGCTCCGGTCGGGCAGTAATCGCCACCAATGAGGAATTGGAAAACCGCGATCCGGCTCCCGAGAACCGCGATCCCAAGGCCGCGAAAAAGGCCAAGGAAACTGAATGACGGCTCAAACAGCCAGCGATCTAGCCGAGGCGTTCCGGGAACACCGGGACGCCTTTGGCGTGTCGATCACTTTCGGCACGAACCCGGCAATCACCGCCATCGTTGCGGAGTCGGAGTTCGGGCGCGAACTTGTAGGGGGTGGCTTTGCCGAAGTCGGTGACCTCCAGTGCAAGATTCTGCTATCCGATCTTCCGACGGCCCCGGCCAATGGTGACCCGGTGACCTACAATGGCCGGGCGTTCAAGGTGACCAGCGTTTCAATCCAACCTGGAAGCCTGATCGGAGAGTTCAATTTGCGGCCGGCGAAACGCTAGAGCCCTTCCAGCATTTCAAGAAGTTGCTCCGCGTCCTCTTTCAGCGCCGTCCTTTGTTCGGCGGACATCGTGGGAACCGTCTTGCGAAGGATGGTGAGCAACCGCGTGAGGTGTGGAACGTAGTTGTCATGACCGGCCTGTTCGCCGCGTGAGGTGATTTCCTCGTCAGAAACTATGCGCGGGGATTCCTCCGCGATCCGGATCGAAAGCCCGAGCCGCTTCACCGTGGGGAGCTTCTTAGATTCCGAATCTAAGAGTTGCATCCATTCCAGCCGTTGCGGTGTGGGAAGTGGTGCAAGCAACCGGTGATGACCGAACGACAGATGAATCCGCCGCTCTTCGCGGGGGATTTTACGGCACACGCTGGCGTATTGCGAAAGGGTTTGGCGGTCGAGGCCGGTCGAGGCAATCGCCATGTCGAACACGGCGGAGGGGATGCGATCCGGCTTTTTCGGGTCGAACTCCGCCCCATCCATCAGGACTTGTTTTCCCCATTTGCGCTCCCCGTAAACCATCCAGTCGCCAATGCACCATGCGGCCGTCTGCAATGCCTTTCCGAAGTTCCCGGCGATGGCCGCCCATTCGGTGAACGTGAGGTCTTTTGAGAGGATCAGGCCGGTTGGCGTGGTTTCGATGAACGCGGGGACGGTGGCAACTTCCATGCCACGCGGGATCACGTCAAAATCGATGGCCGAAATCATTGCTCCGCGAGGGATTGCAAACGGGCTTCGCGGCATCGCTCGCGATTCTTTTCCGGCCGCATGGCGCGGACGGGTGGAATCCCGAACGCATCGCACAAATCGACACAGCGTTTCGAGACGGCCGCCCGGGTGACACCGTGACGCCTGGCAATCTCCGCCATGCTCGAACCCTGATAGCCGATTCCGGTCACCAGCGCCATGCACTCGCCGCCAAGGGCCGGATTCGAGTCCGCCAGCATCAGGCCGACCAGCCGCCTCACCATGACCAGAGCCGTGCGTTCCGGGCGAGGGTGTTCGTCGATTTGCCTTCCATCCCGGACCGGGACGCGCTGTCCGTTTTCCCATCCCATGGCTTGACTTCGCATGCCACTGTTAATGCCCGCAGAAGTCCACGGAATCAAGACCCGAGTTATTCCCCAGAGTGAAGAGAACGGGACAATCGATCGCTATGGTGTGGATGTGTTGACCCGGGTCGAGGAAGTTCCCTCGGACCGTTTTCCAGCGCTGATGCGGTCGAAGTATTCCGTTCATCCCCGGTTCACGGCGATGGGCGTTTCGAAAGTGAATTGGTCGTCTGGGAAACACGGGAAATTCTATCGAATCACCTACACTTATGAGGGGTTTTTGAACAGCCTCCCCGAGCCGGTTTACACCCTCAGTTCGTCGCTATCAGAGGAACCGATTGAGCTTCACCCGGACTTCGAGGACTTCGCTGGAAAGCCCTCAGCGCCGCTCAACGGCGCGGTGTTCCTCGATCCGGACACGCAGAAAATCACCACTGACGACAACCGGGGAGTTTTCCGCGAGTTCCTCGCGAATTTCGACGGGGCGGCGAACCTGAAAGCCGGGATTGAATCGTTCCTGAATCCGGGCGCGACATGGACGGAAATTTACTTTTCCCAAACCCGCCCGACCGATCTCGGAAGCCTCGGGGAAATAGACAGCCCGAGCGGCCCAAATCCAACCATCGGCAGCGGCCGGAACTGGATTTATTCCGGGGTCGATTCCACCCGCCGCGGCGGCATCTACGAGATTCGGAAAACCTGGTTGCTCTCGGGCCGCAACGGTTGGGATGACGACATTTACTGATCATGGATCTATCGGACATTTTCAGCGGGACCATGACCCCGGCCAAGTGGCGGGCTCTTGGCTCATATCTCGAAAGCTCCGGAACGATCACCGGTCCGGGACTTCGCGCCCGCAAGGTTGGAAACAAGACCATCCTATCGACTCGCCGCCGCGGAATGGGCGGCGGCTCCGGTGGCGCTTATGTGCCTTGGGCTCCCAAGTTTTTCACAACGGGAAGCCCGCCGTCGCTCGTTTACAAATGCCGGTTCAACCTCGGGACGCTGAACAATGTCCCCGCCACGAATTGGAATGATGATTTCACGCTCGGGATGGGCGCGGACGTTTACCATTTCGTGGTCCTGACGATCACCACCGCGTCGGGCCAAGTGACCGGCCTGACCCTCAGCATCGATTCCACTCCGCCGGAAACCGATAACATTGCCAAGGGGACACCGCCGGTCACCCACAAGATCGTTCTTGGGGCTATCGGCCGGACGGAAGCGAAGATGATCGAAACCACCAACTTGAACGCGGTGGCGTCCGTCGTGTTCCTCGAAAGCAAGGCCGCCCCCGCGGTTGGAGCGGAACCCTATGATCGCTGGTGGCGGTGGAATCACAACGCGGTCTGACGCATGTTCTCATTCACGACCATTTCCCCGGTTTCGATGCCGACCTACGTCGAATTGATGCTGGGGAGTTATTCCATCGGATCGACCGTTGCCGAGGCGTACACCGATCTTGACGCAACCGGCGATTCCGATGCTGGAAGCACCGCGACTTTTGGGCTCGCCGCCGGCTTCACCGCGGACACCGGAATTACCTTTTCCATCAGCGGAACCAGTGAAACAAAATCGTATTCCGGAACGGCGTCGAGTTCCATCGCCACGCACTTTTCGCCGTCCACCGCATCGGAGACGGTAGGTTCGGACTCGGGGCCGCCGTCGTCGGCGAGCTACTCGACGACATACACGCTGAATCAAACCAATAGCGGAAGCACCAACCGATCCGGAACTACATCAGAGGTGACCCATTCTGAGGACACTTTTCACGGAAACTCCGGCTCTTGGGGTGATGAGACCGATTACACTGCGGGGGTCACCTACGACACCGTGACATCCGGAAGCACTTCGAACGGGACTTTCTCCACCGGCTCTTACCCTGCAAGCTCTTCGACCAACTCGACGCAGACGATTTCCACGAGGGCTTCCTCGACCGCCCGCACCGGCTCGGGCACTATATCTTCGGAGTTCCGGGATACTTACACCTACGGGTATGCGTCCCGAACGACGACCGAAAGCCTGGATAGCGATTGCCCCCGGGTCACCACGACAAGCGGAACCTATGATGTGGAAGGGGCCGACCCTCCGACCACCGCGTCTTCATGGGACTTCGATTATACTATGGTCAACGCGGCGCACACCGCGACGACAATGGACTTCGATACGGACACCCTGACCGTCGAAGGGGATTCCACTTCGCAGCGAACGGAAAACTTCACTTCCGGGACCACTACCGGAACCCGCCTCGCCTCATCCTTTGCACGAACCACAAGCATCTTTCACCAGTTGGAAGATACGATCTATCGGCTATCAGATGGCGGCTCGGATTTCCTCCGCGGTTACATGGTTTGGAGCATGACGCAGCCAGCGCCATCGGCGAGCACCTACACCGGGAAGTTCACCGACCTGTATGTGGCATCCACGGGGCAGTCGTTCACGATTTCGGACTATCAGAAATTTTCCACCAACAGCCTGCCGATTCCCATCGTCTCGCTCTCACGGGCCGCCACGACCACCCAGGCCACGACAGGCACCGGCACGGGCACGGGGACTTCGGAAAGCTCGATCACGGTCACCCTTACCAACGGGCATCCGGTTTTCACGACCAGCGCTTGGACCAACACGTTCAGCCTCGGGGACATCAGCACGTCCGCATCGATGCCGACCGGGACGCAAACCGCCACCACGACGCGATTCACTCACGTTGATTTCGTGTCCGGATACGCGACCAGCGGCAACCGGCCATTCACCACCGGGACCACGGTCGGATTTTGGGAATCCACTTCCCAAACTGGCGTCCGGGACGCGTGGGCATCGTCCTACACCACCACCGCGACCAAGAACAGCCGCCACGTCACTTCCGACGTTGTTCTTCGGAATGTCCAAACGGTGACAATGACCACCGGAACCAGTTCCTATCTCTCGTTTCTCGGGCTGAGCCGCTTCACCACCTCGCGAATCATTCAAAAGGTAATCACCGTGCCGAACACGGCATGGAGCGTGGGATACATGCTGGAAAACTGGACATCCTCTAACGTTCTGACCAACACCGCTGACACTAACGAAGCCAAAACGCGAATCACCAGCCGATCTGGATCGCATGACCTCACCCACTCGACGAAAGAACGGCTAATGGCCCGAACCTATGGCGGGATTCTTTCGCCGCCCGCCTACAACGAAGCATGGATGACGACGCCCGCCCGTGGATGGGCAGGGTTTTGCGGGTCCTTCACCCAAACCAGCCCGGCAATCTACCTCACCACCACAAGCGGACTTGCGGCCGGAGCCACCTTTTCCGATGCCTCTCCGGCGATCTATCTCGGGACCAAGGGCATGAATGAAGACGGGGTGAAGATCGTGCCGTGCCATGAATCCACGGGAATCACCCTTGGCGGAGTCGGCCTGGTGAAAAGCAGTCTGATTTCCGTGCCGTCAGCGCTTACGTCCGCGTTGTCCATTGCCGCCACTTGGACCAGTACCAGCGAGGCCGGGACTTCCACGGTCGTAAGCACGCGCTCCGCCACCCACACGGCCGCAATGCAATCCCTGGTGACCGGCGAGTATTGGACGAAGTTCCCGATCACCTTCGATAGCGGCGCGGACATCGGCTATAACGGCCCGCATGCGTCCATCGGCGGGTATGTCGCCGGAGACAACCGAATGGGAACCCATGAAGTGAGGGTAAACGCCGGGGCGGTTTCATGGACTCAATTCACCGCTTCGGCATCGGACACAACCGGGGTGACCGGCGCGACCAGCGGAACCGATGAATCCGCATCGTTCACTGTTTCTCAGGGAGCCGCGGTTCGTATCGCCGTCGAACCGATCATCACCGTTTCGTGGATTCCGACCAACAATTACCCATATCACGGCGACCACATCATTCCGACCTCTCCGCATCAACCGTTTCTCTACGCGTCCGCACCCTGATTCCATATGCTCGCAATTGCCGTCGCCGCCACCAAGTCTTACATTCACGCGCTGCCGCAGTGCGTTCGATCCATCGCCGTCGCCGCCGCCCATCTGGAAACCGCCCATTTCATATTTGCGACGGACGAAAGCGAAGAATCGGTGAAAGCGGAAGAGATGATCAAAGCGGAGCTCCCGCCGGATTGGAAAATCACCACGTTCCGGCTCGCCGGCATGGATGACGACGCGAAGGACTACAAGCACGCCGCGCAACTCCGCATCGCCGCCTTGCAAGGCCGGGCGTTCCATTTCGCGAAAGTGAAACTGAAAGCCGACATGCTGTGGAGCGTGGAAAGCGACAACATCGTGCCACCGCACGCCCTGCGAATGCTGGAATGGACGCTTTCCATGCCGCGGGAAGATGGCAGTCCGTTCTATGAAGTTGCCGCCGCTACCTATCCGAACGGCTTGTTTCTCGGGGGCTTCGGCACGCCGCAGAATCCCATTGCCGAAGATTTCCTGCCTCATGAACGGAACCTGAAACCGCGCCTGCGAACCTGCCTTGACGCCTGCGAAACCCGGCTGAAATCCGGTGGTAGCGAGCGGGAAATCAAACGCATGGGGAGGCTCCGCGAACGGGTGAAGAAATCTCCACCGGATGGGAATATCTGGGAGGTGATCGCAAAGCATGGCTGGCGCAAGCGCGGCTGGATGGACTTCGCGTATCCCGGCATCGGGGAAGGGGCCGTGGTCCCATCCGACTGGTGTGGTCTCGGATGCACGCTGATAGGAAAGCGGGCGCTCAGCCTGGCGGATTTCGCCGGCTACGATGGCGGTGGCACACAGGATCTATTTCTATGCTGGCACCGCTGGCACCCGGCGGCGGTCCGCATCGCGTGCGTCCCTCACGTCGTCTGTGACCATGTGAAGCGCCAGCCGGACGGCTCCATTGTTCACATGCGGGCTTACCACGAACAGGCCGCCGAATTCCGCGGGCATCTCCGAGTCCGGAATCAGCCGTGGGTTCCGGTGTGAGTTGACCGCCGGACGAAAGCATGCTCGACGTAAAAGTTGATACCTCGAACCTGGAATCCGCTCTCGCAGAATTCGCCACTCTGACGCACAAGGATCTCGGGGAGGTGACCAAGCAACAGGCCGGGATTCTGGTCGGGCATGTGATCGCGATCACGCCGCCGGGTGGCAAAGGCGGCGAGGCGTTCACCGATGCCGGCGGGATCGGGCTGGAAGCAAAAAAGCGGGGAGAGGCCGCCATTGCCGCGGACATCACCCGGCTTTTCCCCACCTCGAAGCTGAAACACGAAACGCTTGTCGGGATGGTGAATGCCGGCTTCGAATTCCAAACCGGCAAGGGTCACAAGGACATCGTTCGCGATGTTGCCGAAAGCGCCGACGACTTGGCCCGAGTCCATAAATTTGCCCGGAATCCTCGAACCGGGCGGACTCGGAAAATGAAGGGTATCGGAATGGCGATCACGCGCAAGGGAATCTTGAAGCAGTACATCCGACAGGAGATGGCGAAGGTCGGGAAACTGAACGCGGGATGGATCAACGCGGCTCGGGAGCTGAAAACCGCGAACCGGGCCGTCCCCGCCTGGATCACTCGCCACGGCGCGGGCCGGGGCGGCGCGAATGTGACCCAACAGGCGGGCCGGATCGGCGTCACGATTTTCAATTCGGAGATATGGTTCCCGAGCGGCATGGAAGCCCGCGTTGCGCTGGCGGTGGCACGTCGGGAGAACGGACTCATGAAGGCCATGGAAGCCGTCTTGGAGCGGCGGGCCAAGGCCGCGGAAAGGCGCATGGGGCGTTGACTGGCGAACCGATGCAATGACCCGCGCAACTGTCATCGCCGCCGTCCGAGACTATCTTTCCGCTTCCTATCACGGCCCGGTGGCGATCCATCCGGAATCGAGCACGGAAACAATCCAGCCGCCTTATACCGTGATTCGCATCGGCAGCGGCGAACAGATGTACCCGGGGCAGGCGGAAATCTGGGATATGAACATTCTGATCGGCGTTTTCCACGATGCGGACACGACCACGGCCGAAGATGCGGAAGCTCAGGCTGGCGAAGTGTTCGCCATGTTCGATGATCCCGCCGGCTTTTTTACGGCGTCGGCGGAAACCCTTGTTTGGTCCGCCTTTGAGCGACACGTAACCGAGGCCAGTATTGCCGAAACCCGCTGGCAACATGTCGCCGGTTTCCGGGGAATCGTCGCCCCGGCGGCTGAGGATTGACACCGCCCGGGGAGGCATGTCAGCGGCAGTAAAAGGCAAACAGGTCATCTGGGGCATTCCGAACCAAGCAATCACGGCGGCGACGAACGTCCTCACCAACTCGGGAATCGTTCAGAGCTTCGAAATCGATTCTGGCGGTGGAACCACGGTGATTGGTGATGAAGATGACGACGCCGTAACCCGCATTGATCACAATTTCGAAAACAAAATCTCCATGGAGGTTCATTGCGTTTCGGCTACTGCCAAACCCGCCAAGGGCGCGGAAATCCTTGGGTCGTCTCTCGGTACTATCGATGGCGTGGTTTTCACCACCGGCCGGACATTCGTCGATTCCTCCAAGGTCACTTATCAACAGGGCGGAGTGAAGAAAATCGCAATCACGGCGACCCACTATCCGACCATGGCGGCCGACGCCTAACAATCAAAAAGCGGGGTAGTTCAGTTGGTAGATCGGCGGACTCATATTCCGCAGCGCGTCGGTTCGAATCCGACCCCCGCAACCACTTTCAATATGTCAGAACCCGCCACTCCAGAACCAACCCTCGACGACATTGCCGCCGCGATTGCCGCCGCCGAGGGAAAGATTCCGGCCGCCGTTCTGAACGCATTCCTTCCGATCCCGAAAACCCACCTCGGGCACACGCTGGTACCTCTCAAAGCCGGTCATGAATTGTTGCTTTCACAGATTGGCCATCCGCTGGCTACGGGCGAGAAATGGGAAGATGTTGACGTGCTGATGGCCCTATTCATTTTCTCCCGGCCGTCCCGAGAGTTGTTCGACATGGTGGCGGCCGACACGTTCGAGCGGCAGTTTTTTGAATTCATCGATTCGATCCCGCCATCGGATGTTTCCTCCCTCGGGGAAGTCATGGTTGCCCATTGGGTGACCGCCCGAGTAACCGCGATTGCGATGGAAAGCAAACACGCCAAGGGTCAAAAAAAAACGGCGGTTTTGGCTGGCTTCTGAACACGATCAGCGGGGCTTGCAAAACCCATGGATGGACTCCCGACGTGGCGATTCACGACATACCGCTTTGCCAACTTTTCGCGCTGAACGCCTGCCACGCGTGGGGCGAGGGTTTGGAGGTAGCCGGACCCACATACGAGGATCAGGAAATGCAATCCGAGCTTGCCCGAATCATGGCCACAAAGCTCCCGAAGCCTTGACAACCTTGCCCGCATCATGGCTGGAATCTCTATCACTCTTGCGGGTAACTTCGCGAAGCTCGACGAACTCAAGGACAAGGCGCACAAGACAGCAGGGAGCATCAAGGCCGCGTTCGGTTCAAATATCAGCAAGGCCATGTTCGCGGGAGTCGCCGCGGCAAGCGCCGCCGCATTTGCGGGAGTCGTCGCCGCGGTTAAATCCGCCATTGATGCCGGCGGAGAGCTTCAAGACATGATGGCCCGGACCGGAGCCGCCGGGAAGGGGCTCGTCATCATGCAACGTGCATTCGAGAACGCCGGCTTGGCCGCCTCTCAAGTCCCGCAAGCGCTGAATCGAATGCAAAAGGCCCTCGCCGGGGTGAATGATGAGGGGCAACCGACGAACGAAGCATTCGCAAAACTTGGGCTGTCGATCTCCGATCTTCTAACCCTCGACCCGGTGGAAGCATTCAAACGGACGGCCGAAGCCATCGCGGGGATTCAGGACCCGGCCCAGAGAGCGACAATCGCCATGGAACTTTTTGGAAAATCCGGCGGCGAAATGCTCGCCGTCCTGACCGACCCCGCCGCGTTCTCCGGAGCCGCCGAACAGGTCGGGAGCCTCGGGGATACTCTCGCCGATAATGCCGCCGCTCTCGATGCCGTGGGGGATGCGTTCGGGGCGCTTGATACCAAAGTTCAGCAAATCGGCGCGGAAGTCGCCGTTGCCCTTTTACCGCAACTGGAAGCCCTCGGGCAATGGCTGAATGAAACCGATTTTTCCTCCGTTGGTGGTGGCATTGGAATCATCGTCGAGAAAGTTGCCGCGTTGGCGGAGATGCTTGCCGAGGCGTCGAAATACATGCCGCTGATGATCCTGATGAACAAAATGGCGGACCTCACTATTGGCGGCGATCTGACCGACGAGGACAAGGCCAAGGCCCGGAAGATGGCCGACGATTGGGCGGCGAATGATCCCATGGCCGGAAAAAGCCGGACCGGCGTCGAGGCGCAGAAGAAAGCGACCGCGAACCAAGTTCGATCAGACGCCGAATTCGCCAAGGGAGCCAAGGAACGCGAGAAAGAAGCCAAGGAAGCGGAGCGGGCCGCCAAAGCCGCTGAGAAGAAAGCGGAAGCGGAGCGCAAATCCGCCGCCGAAAAAGAGAAATCCAAGGCCGCCGCGGTCGAGGATTACAACATGGAAAGCCGGATACTATCCGCCCGCCTGGCAGGCGACAAAATCCGACTCGCCGCGCTGGAACGCGAAAAGGCAATCCGCGAGGAAATCAAACGCCTTGAAAGCGCCGGTTTCACCAAAGCCGAGGCCACGCGCCCGGCGGAGGCAAAAGTAGATGCCGAGAAAAAGGCCGCGGACAAGGAAGCCGCTCAGAAGCAGGCACAGGAGGAAAAAACCAAGCTCCAAGAAAAACTTGCCGGTAAAGTGAACCAATTCCGCGATAAGCTCGACGATCTCCAATATCAATCCAGCATCGGTTCTATTTCATCCATGCAACGTGTCGGCGGCGGCGGCGGGGCCGTCGGTTCGGGGCTCGACTACCAAAGGCAGGTGGCGGACCTCCAACGGGAGGCAAACGGCTACCTCCGCGAACTGATCGAAGTTTCCCGCAAGGAAATCGAGGTGTGATGCTTTGACAAACCACCAAACACCATGCGCTTTGTCATCGATCTTGATTCACTCGAAGTCATCGAATCCGCCACCGACCGCCGGAAAGTCTCACAGGTCGAAGGCAAGCGGGGCGACGATTCACCATTCGAGGTGATTTTTGTCCGAACCGGGGTGGCGGAAGAATTGGCCGGATCTACGGTCTTGACCTTCGGAGCCAAGAAGGAAGGGAAATACGATGCGGCGGCCGTCGTGTTGGAAAACGGCTTCACGCTCAGCGGCTCGGGAACGACCGCCGTCTATTCCGGAAATCCATCCTTCAACACCGCCGCGTTGAACGCGCTTTTCCTGATCGATGCGAACGACGCGAACGATCCGCCATACGTCGATCTGATGGCGGAATTCACCTGGCAAGTCGGAGCCGGAGCGCCAACCAGCACGAAGACGTTCAGGTTCCGCGTTCACAATGACGTTGTGCGCGACGATGAAGTGAGCCCGACGCCGGCTTACTCGCCGATCGGTATCGGAGCACCGGTAAACGTCGCAACCGCCATCGGCAGCTTAGAATTGAACCCGGGATTTTACACGGAAGTTGCGGCCTTGGCGACATTCACCATTGGGGATACCGTAATCACCGAAGGGAACGAACTGAACGGTCACCCCTATTCTGGAAATGGATCGTTGGTGGACGATCTGGTTTACTACATCAACACCGTCGCCCCGAACGATTTCGCTGTCATTGCCTCCAAGATCGATAGCGACAATATCGAGTTCATCGCCAAAGCGGAAGGCACCGCAGGGAATGGCATTGTCATTGCAACAAACGTCGGAACCGAAGGTGTGGACTACACGGCCAATGACACCGCGGGCGGAGTGGACGCGACCGTTGCCCCACCTTACATCCGGGTGAATACCAACCAAATGTTCATTCAAGACGAAAACGGCGCATGGAAAGCCGTAACCATCGCTTCTTTCTGATCCATGTCCCGCGCCACGCTCAACCTTGAAATTCTGAAAGGGACCACTTTTGGACCGGTTCAAATCATTTGTAAGGATGCCGCCGGGGTCGTGGTTCCTCTCGCCGGATGGTCGGCGTATGCGGAAGTGCGCAAGGATGAAAAATCATCGGTGATTCTCGACTTGGCCCCGGTGATCGCCGCCGATGACGCCGCGGGACTCGTCACCTTGCCGGAAATCGGATGGCAAACCACCGATGACCTTCCGACGATGGTCGGGCAATGGGACCTGATTCTTGAAGATCCGTCCGGCCGCCGCCTGCCTCCCTTCCTTGGCGGCCGTGTAACGATCGCGCTTCCGATCACTCAGAAGACGACATGAGCGATCCCGTTCAAGCTGCCGTCTCGTATCCGGCGCTTGTCGTCGCCGCCGTCACGGTGGAATTGCCAAGCACGTTTCCGGGAGTGATTCCCGCGCCGGCCGGACCGGAAGTGGAAGCGCCCGCCCCGGTTTTGGTGGAAGTGAACATGCCGGAAAGCCCGGCCGCCGCGACGGTGATCGTGCAAACCGGCCCTCCCGGCCCCGCGGGAGCCGATGGCGTTCCCGGCCCGCCTGGTGCCGATGGTGCGGCGGGGGCGACAGGTCCGGCCGGTGCTACCGGACCACCCGGAACAACAGATGCCGGTGCGCTGACGGGGAATACCCTGGCTCCCGGCGTAACAATGTCGTCACTGACAACGGTCGGAACACTGCTCTCCATCACTACATCCGGGACCATTACCTTTGGTTCCGGGGGCAAACTTTCTACGGCGTTGGATGTTAATAATGTATCCGTGCAGGCCGTTTACATCGAGCCACCATCGGGCGGGCAGCGGATGCATTTCGGAACGACTGCAAAAGGGTTCTACTCGTTAAATTTCGCGAAGGTGGCCTTTTTTGAAAGCCTTCCAGCGAGCATGACTTTGCAGGGGGCAGTGGAAAACGGATTGACCTGTTCGCGGGTGGCATCCACCGGCGACTTGGTGCTTGAGGCCGGAGCTGGAACCGGCATCAACTACATTTCCAGCAAAAACTTACCCGCGTCATCCCGGAGGCAGATGCCGTTTATTTTCCGGGGGCTTGATACCGACTCTTACCGCCGCGCAGCCGGGTACATATACGCGGCAGCGGCCACGGCGGCGACATGGACCTCCCCGCACACTGTCTGGACGTGCAACATGGAATCGACCGTGCTCATGCAGTTGTCCATGAGCGGCATTTTATCCGTCAACTGCGTTAAAACATCGGTTGTCTTTGCGGATGATGCAGCCGCCGCCCTCGGTGGCGTTCCGGTCGGCGGCATTTACCGCAAAAATGGTGGCGTTGTTGTGTGGCGTCAGGTGTGAGGTGGATCGGGCTGTCCGACGAACAGGTTGATTCGATGTTCATTCAGGCGGCGGCGTTGGCGGTCTAGCAACTTTGACATTGGGCAATGGCATGTCGGGCGAAAATGCCTTTGCCGAACATGACATACCATATCGAAACCTTTGCCGCCGGAGCTTCAACCTTACTCGCCGGAATCGCCGGCTCAAAAATCGGATTGGTCATTGCCGAAACGGCGCAAGCCTCCATGCCGCCTTGGATGGCATGGGCGCTCGGGCCTTTCGGTGCGCTGATCGGCGTCTTGCTCGCCCTGGTATGGATGGCGAAGCGGCTTAACGCGGCGGAAATCCGCGAGGAAGAACGCCGGAAAGAACGCGAGGCTGACCGCAAGCTGACACAGGAAACGCTTATCTCGCTCGTACGCGACACGAACACCGTGACGACCAGCGCGGTGGAAGTCATGCGGGCTGTGAATAAAACCATCGAAGGTTGCCCGGGAAGGGACAAGTCATGAAGGTGATCCGGCCAGCTTTTTGCGAGGGGGTCGAGTGGCGAAAACTCACTCCCGAAGAGCGCGACGGCAAGCCGTGGAAATACGTTCTGTTGAAGGACGTCTTCATTCAGGTCGAAACCGGCCTGACACGGCATTTCAACTGCTGTGGTGAAAACGGCGTCATCTGGATGATGATCCTCCCACACGGCATCCGCATGATGAAGGGATACGCGTGGAACGGCAACACGGCATCGCCTGACCGTCTGTTAGGCCGCTGGCTCTTGCTCGAATCACTCCCGCATGACGGGCTGTTTCAATTCTCCGGAGCCGCCGGCTTCCCGCGTGACGTGATCACCCTGAATTTCGCCAACTGCCTTTATTTCGCCCTCGCTCCGCCTTTTAGCGGCTGGGCCTATTACTCGGGGCTGACGCTCGGGTCATGGGCGCTGTGGGGCCGCCCGCCGAAAAATGGCGATTACGTCGAAAGCCTGCCCCTTTTTCTGCCCGAACCCACATGAAACCCGACGATGACAACGGCAAGCGGACCCTGATCATTGAACAATGGTGGGTCGGGTTCGGCCTGCTGTTGTTCTGGGGAGGGGTAATCATGCTGTATTGCGCCAAATGTTCCACACCATGAAACTCGAAACCTATCGCCGCCGCCACATCCGCAACCGAAGCACCGGCCGCTTGCTGTGCGACCTGATCGTTGCCTTTGCCATCCTCGCCGGAGTCATCGCCCTGACCGGGTGCGGCGGCACCTTCATGTTGCGACCGGACGGAACTTTCAGCTACACCACGCCGGAAATCCTGAAAGCGCCGATTGTCCGCGAGAAATGACGCCGCCAAACGTGCGGAGCATGGAAGCCGAGCGTTCCACGGGACGCGCCCGCATGTTCCACGGGCCGGATTGACTGCGGAGCCATGGCATGTCCGCCATTTTACCCGAGCGAGTCGCCAGCATCGCCGAAAGCAAGGTCGGTTTGAAAGAGTCCCCCGCGGGCTCAAACCGTGGTCCCGAGATTCAAGAGTTCTTCGATGCCGACAGCTACGATCCGAACGGCCCGGCTCCCGGCGATTCCGGATACGCCTGGTGCGCGGCATTCGTGGATCGGATCGTTCAGCTTGCCATGGCTGGCAGGGAATGGACGTTCAAGCGTCCGACCACGCCGGGGGCTTGGGACCTCGAACGGTGGAGTCTCGAACAGGACAATTCTACTTCGACGAAAAAGCGGCCCGGGCGTGACATCGCCCGCGGGGACATCGTGATCCTGAAGGTTTCGCATGTCGGCATTGCCACCGGCCCGCCGGATGCCAGCGGTTACTTTTCCACGGTGGAAGGGAACACCAATTCCAAGGGCGAGCGGGAAGGAATCAAGGTCATGCCGAAGCGTCGTCATATCTCCGAAATCCGGAGCCGGATCCGCTTCACAGTGTGACCGGTGTCACCGTCCGTATGGATCATGATACCGGTCCGATGTTCAGGGTCGAGATACCCGCGAGATACCGTCTCTGTAACTCACTGAAAATCATGGCGGACAGGGAGGGATTCGAACCCACAAACACGGGATTTCACTCCCCGCCACTCCCCGTTTTCCTTGATTTTGCGGGCTTCTTTCGGAATGACGGGGAGTCACTTTCCAGAGGTCTGAGATACTTTTGAGATACCGTCGGCAGCTTGGCGAACCATGCCTTGGCCTCATCCTTACCCTTGGCATCGTTGTACGATTTCTTGGCTTCCGACTCGCTGTTGCCGGCTTCCATCGCCGTTTGAGCAAGCCCGACTTGGGCGGCCCGCATCGAAATGAAGGTGTGCCGTAGGGCGTTCTTCCGCCAGCCGCCGACGAGCTTCCCGAGGCGGGTGGTTTCCGCGTCCGCCCCGCCCCGCCGCGGGGTGTGTGGCGGGAGTTTGGGGCCGACACGCCCAAAGCTCTGCTTGATCGGCCAGAGGGCGGCTTTGAGCGCCGGGAGAATGGGAACGACGCGGCGGTGACCATTCTTGTCGGTTTCCGGCCGGATGATGATGAGGTTCCGGGACCATTTGAAATCCGACCAGTCGAGCGGGCTTTTCCCGCTGGTCTCATCAGGGCAGGTTTCCTCAGTCCGGATTCCGGCGAGGCCCGCGCAGACCAGCCAAGCGAAGTACTTTGGATCGACGTTGGCGGCGAGAATTTCGAAATGGGAGCGGTCCCAGGTGGTCGGCACTTTGCGGATCACCTTGGGCTTTTCGAGCTTCTGAGGGGCGGTTTTCTCGCCGTAGGGCAGGAATCCCATTTCCGAGCACCATAGGAAGAATGTCACCCATGAAGATCGGAAGTTTTTGCGGTTGCGAGGGGCTCCGGTGATGGTTGGCAGGTCGGCCGGGCCGATGGCGGATAGATCCATGTCCGGGAGAACGGCGAGGTGGCGGGTCAAAATGTTGACATTGTGCGGGGAGCTTCCGGCGTTGGCCTTTTTCACCGCGAGGAACTCCGCGACGGCCTCTTTGCAGTTTTTCTTGGGAAGGCGCTTGGCATGCCACACAAGGAATTCGTCGGCGAGGGATAGGTAGGGATCGGCTTCCATGATGCGGCGGATGCCGCGGGTCTGCGAATCCGTGAGAGCCCCGAGTCTCGCCCGCCCCAGATAGGTTTCCTCAGCAATGCGTTTGGCTTCCGCCTTGGCCTTTTCCAATGTCGAGCGGACCACGTATTTTGAGCCGTTCCGGAACCGCCAGTAGCCGCGGCCGGCGGTGTTCGACCACGGGAACACCGTGATCGAAACGGTTCGGTATTTGACCACGACGGATTCGGGTTTCATGTGATCAGCGGGAAGAATTCGACGGTCGCTTGAAATGGGCGGACCGGGCCGGATTGGTATCCGAGGTTGAAGGCGGTAATGACATGACATCCGGAGCCGTGATTGATCCTGGCGAATGCCTGGAACTCTTCCATGGAAACGTCACTCCCGATGATCCCGGAAAGCTCGAACGGCGATGCCGGGAACATGTCGCCGCCGGCATCGGGGAAAATCTCCGGATTCGCGTCAGGAACCAGCCGCCACGTTTCCCGATAGACGGGCCGGTTCTTGCTCCATGTCGATCCGGTGCAAACGTAGTTTCCGAACCGGTTCCCGGTCCTCATTCGATGATCCGGCCCCATGACCATGCAATGGGCATCAATGAAGAACTCGACGGGGCGGATTCCCTCGATCAACGCAAGGGCGTCGGCGGGCTGGTGTGGGGCTGGTGTCATGGTCGAAATGGGCTTGAGATTGCGGGGGAAATCCGATAGGCGGGGGCTGAATGAAACCATCTTCGTGCCCACATTGCGGAACTTTGAATCAGATTCCCCCTCACTATCTGGGGAAGCCGGTGAAATGCTCCGCGTGCAGCGGAGAGTTCAAGGCGATGGTTGCCAGTTTCCCGCCCCCCATGCCGACGATGGTCGCGGCTAACAACCAACCTATCAGCCTGTGGAAGAAAAGCCCGGGGTGTATGGTGTTGGTTGTCTTGCTGGCGATTGGAATCGGCCTGTTTATCGCCATCACGGTGTTTTCGTCCGCGTTGCGCAGTGCAGAGCGGGAAAATCCGGCTTTCCGGGATCTCAATTCCGAAGCTCGGGCCGCCGCCGAAGATTCTGACGATTTGCCGCCTCTTATCGAAGATCGCGGAATGGTATTGGCGAAAATCCGCGCCAACGCAGAAGCGAAATGGGGAACGAACTTCGCAATGGTCGAACACGAAATCGACCGTCAAGAAAGCGCCTATCGTGAGTTTCTCGGATACGCGGCGGCTGATGGGCAAGACGGCAGAATCGTTGCGACAGCCCGGCGCAAGTGGGGTGACAACTACGCGATGGCGGTTCACGAAATTGAACGGCAGAATGGAGCGCTGAACCGATTGGGCCGATGACAATATGCCAGAGTGGCTTAAAGGACGGCTGATCGTCGGGTTGGTCCTGTGGATTCTCATCGGGGCCGGGTGGGTGTTGTGGAAGGCCGGGCTTTGGGTGTGGGGCTGGTTTCAGTGACGGCTTCCAGCCCATGGGCCGATGATCACGGTCCGTTGGTCCCGTCCGCCCTTCCCTGCTTTGCGAGGATTCGGCCCGCTTCGGCCCGGATAATGTCACGACAGAATGTGGCAAGCGACGGGCTTCCGACGAGTCGGCTTGCCCGGTCCGCATCTTCCAGTTCCTGACCGCTCAGGTAAATCGCTGTATGGCCAGTCGGGATCTCCGGTGGCGGTTCAATATCCGGCCGAGGTTTCTCCGCCGCCTGGCGCAATTGCTCCCGCTCGATGGCATCTGATAGAGCTTTCTGAAGTAGCTCGGAACGATTCTTAGGGTCCGCATTTGTTGCCAAAGCAACGCGGATCGAATCGGGTTTGCGCCCGGATTCTTGAGCAAGCCAAGCCCGGTCTTTTCCTAGGGATTTAAGCGCCGCGTCGATTTCTTCAAAAGGAATCATGGGCGGATGCTATCACCAAAAAGCAGAACATCATACAATTATTTTCCCAAAAGATGAAATTCTGCTTGTGAATGGATGATTTTCTGCTTTTGCTTCCCACATGCAAACGCAAGACCGCCTCACCGCCGTGGATCTCCGGGACCTGACCGAATCCGAACATGCCGCGCTTCGTCAAGCCGCGATCACCGCGAATCTATCACTTCCCGAATACCTCGGAAAGCTGGTTGCCGATACGTCCCGCCGTCTCTTGGACCGCTCCCGCCAGCCGGCGTCCAAAAAGATCACCGGCCCCGCCGGCTGAAACCTAACGGGGCCGGGGGAGTTCAGTTTCCTCCCATTCTGAGCCGGCCCCGCCCCACCCATCCACAATCCGCATCCTCCCCATGAAAAAACCGAAACCCGTTTGTGAAACGCTGATGCCATGGCTGAAAGTGAACCTTGGCGAACGCTGCCTGGCACCTCTCACCGGAACCGACATCCGCGCCTTGCGGGCCGCCGTCCAAATCATCGACCTGTACGCTGATTGTCGTGACGCCGGCTTGCCCGCCGCATTCGGCGTGATCGTCGGGCAAATGCAACCGCAGTGCCGGGACCTCGCCTATCACGCGATTGCCCATGTCCTCGATTGGTCCGACCGGGCGGACGTTTGGCAGCTCTCCGGCTTGCCGTCCATCAATCCGGGCGTCTGCGCCTATGAACTCAAAGCCCGGTATGCGGTATGAAACACCACGCTTCCAACAATTGGGGGAACCGCCGCTTGAAACCAGAGGCCGGGATTCAGACGGAACCGCCCCCGGCGAACCGGAATCAAGTCCGCGTGCTTCTCTCGGGGACGGTTGACGAGGCCCTCGGGTTCGTGAAGCGCCACGCCGAAAACGGCTCATTCCTCCGCATCGCCGAAGAGCTGGAAGCGGCCCGCACGCCAGCCCGGCCGCCGGTGCTGAAACTCATCCGGCAACAGCTCGCCAGCCTTCCGACGCCATGACACCCGAGCTGCTCAAGACCGTTTCCGAAGAATACCTGCATGGAGCGATCCAGCAATTGGAAGCCTCGGGAGATTGGCCGAAACGGCTGTGGGAACTCTGCCGTGAAAGAGCCCGCCGTTCATCGAAACGAAGAAAATCCGCATGAGTGCATCCCTCAAACTCCCTCCGGACATCTCCGCCGCCGTGATCAAGGCGACAGCCGTGGAACTCGCGAACCGCTTGGAACGCCACTTCGACGACTTGGAGCTTTTCACGATCAAGGACGTTTCCGCACGGCTCAAGGTGACCGACAAGACGACGCGGGCTCTCCTAACCGAATACGTCGAGCTTGGCGAGGCCTCGAAACGAGTCAGCGCCAAGACCCTCCGCAAGCTGATCGCCGACAAAACCATCCCGGCATGAACCCTTTCCTTCCCGCCTGTCCATTTCCACGCACCCGGGGGGGATGCGTGCGGACGGCGGGGGGAATTCACTCTCCAAGAATCAAAAACTAACAAATCAATATGTGTGACTTCCATTCAATCGTTGTTCGCGCCGATGGCGCTTTCGCCCACATCGCCGGCAATTCCCACTCGGGAGCTGTCGAGGCCGCCGGCTGGCGGGAAAATGACCAGATGGCCGATTTCCGCGGCAAATTCTTCGTGGAAGCGGAATGGGACGGGATTGGTGCTTTCCCAGGCGCGGAGTCGATCACCCGCGGCGACATGAATGAGAAGCAACGGAAGCTGATCACCAACCATTACACCGCCCTTCAAAAGCTGCTATCCGATCCGGCGAGCCATGCGGAACGGATGTGTCTCGGACGCGGGATTTTCTCGAAACCGGAATTCGCCGACGTGCGGTGGAAGGCTTTCGTCGATCCCCGGACGCCCGAGGATGTGGTTGCGAAGCTGGCGGAAACCGAACTGTTCGCGGACGGATGCACGATTTCAAAGCTTCACCCAGCGGTGACCCGGATCGACGGTGGTTTCCACATCGCGAAAAAGGCGGTGATTGAAGCCCCGGTGCTCGCCCAGAGCGGATACGTTCGGCTCTACCAAGGCGCGTCCTTCACGGCCCCGGTGCTCGCCCAGAGCGGAGACGTTCGGCTCG